CACCAGCCATAACTCCATGATATCCTGTATCATATAAACCAGTAGTTAAATGCACACCATTTCTATTAAGGGTAGATCTTGTAATAACCCAGCCCGCTTCACCTTCACCAACCTCTATTTCATTTTCCATAATAACTTCATAAGATCCAGGATACAAATTAAAGTATCCATGATCATCAACTGTTAATTCTTCTGAACCTCTATGTGTTTTATTATCATTATCTAAAATAAAATCTTCTTTGGATATTTCAAATATTTTACCAACACGTAGATCTACAGCGTTAGGTTGAACATCTCCAGGTTCTACATGAGTAAGGACCGATGTAGAATCCTTACTCATTATATGTTTCATACTCATGCAGCATGTTCCTTTAATACTTGTTCAGCGTGGGCCTTAGCAACAGAATAAGATACAGGACCTGATTCATCAGCATAAGATACAGGATCATCTCTATCTAATTTAATAAAGGCCTCAATACGTTCTACAGAAGAAGAACTCTTATAATCCGAATACCAGTTACCATTAATCTGTAATGGTTTATAAGAAGTATTAGTTCTTTTATAAACCTCAACAAAATCGATACCAAGCTTTTCACAAAGGACCATTCCATCTTTTAGAATATCATACTTATCTCCTTCTAAATAAGGTGTAAAGTAAGTTACCTTTTCTGCATCCCAATTACCTTCTCGGAAAGCTTTATCATCAGCATCTCTAAACTCTTGTCTACAATCAGGATAGATAGCATGATCACCAGCATGGATACCTAATGCTATAGCGGTTTCTTCATTAGTATCTTTTACAACAGATAATGCCACAGCTTGAACTAAAGAAGCAAAGATCTTATTACGATTAGGTACAACAGTTTCTTTCATATTATCTTCTGCATAATGTCCTTCAGGAACATCAGCACCTCCAGTTACTAGAGCTGAAGATAATAACTCCTGTAAACCATCGAGCTTAATAACCTGATATTTAATCTTATGGCCATGTACAGTTAAATAGTTAACTAGGTCTTGAGCTCTTTCTAATTCACATACATGTTTTTGTCCATAATTCATAGATAAAGCGGTTACATTTTCTGCACCTACTTCATCAATAGCTCTTAATAATAAAGTAGAGGAATCCATTCCTCCAGATAAAGATACTACAATTTTTTTCATACTTGCTCCTTTTTAGCTTTAAGACGTTTTATTTCTCTCATAATATACCAACCAGATTTCTCTAGGTCTTCTATTTCTTTATCAATTGCATCATATCCTTCTTCCTTTTTATTACCCGCTCGAAGAAGATATTTAACAGCATTACCTCTGGCGAAGTTAAGTTCAAACCATTCTATTATATCTATAGCTTGATAACCTCCAGGCGCTTGATAATGTTGCGGATCTATTTTATCTGCATTCATCTTTTTACTGTCTCCTTAAATACATTTACATTATACATTATATCATTAATATTTAAATCTGTCAACTTATAATTGACAAATTCATCAAATTTTATTTTAGGTTTATGTGAAATAGGATATCTATCACCTTCGATACCCGCTGCGATAGGATTAGAGGTATCTACTGAATAGATCCATTTATAATCCTTATAATTTGTAAACTCTTTTATATGCCAGGTTCCTAATAAATGGTGTTTACGATTTACATTTATATATGGTTCAAGAGCATGTATAAGTTTAACTCTTTCCATTGCATGTTCTTCAGGTTCTAAATCCCAAGCCCAATTAAAACAAAATGGTATACCTATCATACCAACACCACCAATAGCATCGAATTCTTTATAACAATCAATAAACTCTTCATGACTATTACCTTGAATAACAGCCATAGCATCAGAATCTAGGTCAGGATACTCTGCCAGAAATTCGATAGTTCTATCGACAGTTTCGATATAATTTCCAAGGACATCAGGTAAGACAAAGACGTCTGGCTTAATTCTATTAACGTATTCTGCAATGAGGGAGTTTGATAAAGCAGCACCAAGCTCGAAACAACTATTATCAAGAATAGTATGCTTCTTGCAAGAATCCACAATACTACGGTAGCTATCGTCTTCAATATAACGATGCAAGAGAATAAAATGATAATCGTTAATATTATACTTCCCATTAGATTCAGCTAGCGATAGCGAATGAGGTATTTCGTGGGAGATAAGGGGTAAATTCATTGGGGTCTCCATAACAATTTATTTTACTTATAAATCTATTTTTATCTTTATACATATCAGGTTTAAGATTTATACGTTCTAATATACGGGTAATGGCTACTCTATAAGCATCCTTATTTGGTGAGTAATCGCCCCAGAGTATATCATTGTATGATTCTCTAAACCTCTGTCTATGCGCTTTATATCGCGTCTTATCTATAGTTATATCGCGATCTATAAGATTATTATATAACATTTCGTATCTTTTGTAAAGGTAAAATCCTTTATCAAAAAAGAATTTACAATGGCCACCGTTAAGACAATACTTATCAGGTAGGTCATCATTAGGATGATTCTTTTCTACTCTACGCTTTACTATATGTAAGAATTGGGTTATCTCTTTATATTCAGCAATAGCATGTACTTGTGTAAGGTGATCAGGATCAACCAGATTTATTCGAGTCATGTTTTATTTTCGTATCATACATTTTAGCTAGTCTCTCATTACCAGATTTTTTATGCTTCTTCTTTAATCTACTATGAGCAGCTATACGTTTTTTAGGATCTGCATACTCGTGTTCATTTAATGCAGATTTTAATTTATCCATAAAGTCTGTATGAGCTTTAGGTATAGATTTATATTGAAATCCATATTTACGTTTAGATAGATCTTTATATACTTTCTCTAAATCGTCTTTACTAATCTTAGATAGATCTCCATCAATATCTTTTAGAGATCCATATTTAGATTTATTATCTTTTATTCCGTTAGCAGCATCTACGAATTTATCTCTAGCAGTACCTTTATAAGCAACGCCTGTCATATTCAGCCAATTAAGAACACGACCGTAATTATGTATATTCTTATTCTTATTTAAGAAATTTAAAACATACTTAATCTTACGATCTATATCTTTAATTGACCGAACATGTGTACGAACAATCTGCCATTGTATATTAAATTTATTCGTTCTAGTAGACACTAAGACCTTCTCCAGATAACATAAAATTAAACGCATAAGCATCTAACTGCTTACTATGCCTTAATCCATTAGCTTTAAATTCAGCTAATTTCTTAGTAGTCTTTTTTCCATGAGATTCCATAATCAATTCTACTAGAGCAGTACGCTTAGATTCTACGTCTTTAGTATTAATTACTTTATTTACAAATTTAGTTAAATCACGCATTATATATCCTCCATATTATATAATTATTATAACACACATTTATAATAATGTCAACTGTTTTCTTCAAGATATTTTAAATTATTTTCCCAATCATCTTTAAACCTAGAGTATTGTTCAGGAGCTAATTTCATTAATCTTTTCTTTTGCTTATAATTATGACTACCAGGAGAAGATTTCATCTTCCAAAAAGATTTTCTTTCTGGTCTAGGTTTATTAGCATCAGGGTCATCAAACTTTTTTAAAGGACCATCAAAAGACCAAGGACTATGCTTAGGATCTTTTTTCTTCATAATATCATGATTCATTATAGTTTTAGTTGAACCATCTTTAGATTTTAATCCAATACTATATCTATTAATACCTTTACGAGAAGTGCCTGTTACTTCCCATCCTTTACCGCTAGGATCTTTTAATTTAATATCCTTAACGACTTGACCACCTTTATTTTTTAACATTACATAGACCATTAAATAACTCCTAATTTATATCTCGGATCATTATAATCTATATTCTCCCCTAACATATTCCGCCAAGCAATACGAACATCTTTACGAAGCGTATCTGTCTCTACTTGACCTTTAGTATGACCAACACGATGAACAGATCCGGTTAATACATTTACTAAGCGCCGAATAGCTAATGGATTATTTCTATATTTATTAAAATAATCTCTTAAGGTATTTACATTTTGTATATAATTATTCTTCCAATTACCAATAAGAGATTTACGAACAACCTGCCATTCAGGATCATCAACAACTTTTTTAATATTCATTCCTTTTACAATTTTAGCATCAAGCATAAAAATATCCTCCATATTATATAATTATTATAACATAGATTAGAAATAATGTCAACAGGTTTTTTATTAACAAGCGAAGTTTTGTTGTAATTTTATATTATCAAAGAACTCAGTCTTAGCATGAGATGTATTAAATAAACCTTTTACAACGGTTGTTTGTGTTAAAGAACTATGAGATTCAACACCTCTATTCTCCATACATCCATGAGTAGCTTGAGTATAAACAGCTACGTTCTCGGATTCTGTAGCCTTCATTATTTCCCTACAAATATCATTAGTTAATTCCTCTTGTAGAGTTCCTCTACGAGCACACCATTGAACTATTCTAGTATACTTAGAAAGACCAATTACTTTCTCGGTAGGTATAACACCTATATAAGCAACTCCTCTTACAGTCTGGTGATGATGGCTACATAGAGAAGTAAATTCAGCTCTGGCTGTAATCATACCATGATAGCTATTCTTACCTGTATTAGGAAAAGCAGTTACCTTAGGTGGTAACTGATAACGACCTTCCATAATTTCATTAACATACATCTTAGCTAATCTAGCACCTGTATCTGCACTATTAGGATCATTCTTAGTATCAATAACTAAAGCATCTAATACTTCTGTAAATCTCTCAGCTACTTCATCTATTAAATGAGTCCTTTCACCTGGCTCTATATGCTTCGCTATATTATCACCAGCCCAAAAACTATCACCAGCTGCTAAAATTCTTTTTTTAATCTTTTCTGATACTTTCAATTTCTACCTCCATAATCCATCATACCTATTTGTTCTTTTAATTCCACAAGCCTGTCTTCTAATACACTTACGGTTGTTCTTAAGTGTCCTGTATCTTGTGGTTCATATCTGCTTTTTAGAAGAGCTATTTCTTTCATCAAAACATCGCGGTAATCAATTAACTGAATTACCTGAACAGGAATAGCTTCGACCACTATTTGTGTTCCTCTATTAAAGCATAACATTGTTTAAATTCATCATAATCCCAAACTCTCATTTCGGTTATACCAGATATCTGATCTTTTTCAAACCAGTTGTGGAACCATCTATCATCAGGTTTTTTTATAGCTGCATGAATTTTCTTTTCTATATCTTTAGCTTCATCCTCAGTATATTTACGTCTGGTGCTATGCATAATTTTTATATCAGAAAAATAATTACTTATAGGAAAAGACTCATCTTCTCCCACATAATTTAATCTTTCCATAGCATCCCAAAAAGATGTAATACCTACTTTATAAACACAACGTGGTCTTACGTCTTCTCTTTTTAATTTAGCCAAATAAATTTTATATTTTCTTGCTTGATCCATAATCAATTATCCTCATATATTAAAATTAATTTTATCCAGAGTGTAAGGAAACCCTTTTGATTCCATATACATTCTGAACGGTTTCTTATATTCTAACGCATATTCAGGAGAAAAGCAACCCCAAATATTAA